CATCGGTGTATCGTTGAAATTTAAAGCAAGAGATTCATCGCCTGAAAACTCCTCAATCTCGTAATATTTTTCTCCGTTTACTTTTAGGCTTTTCGTTATCGGTCGGTACATTACTGAAAGCATCAACTCTGTGAGTTCATCTTTGCCCATACACGTGTCAATGGTTGCGTGTTCCCCTAGTGAGATTCGTTCCATATTAGGAATAAATCCGTAATTAACGCCATTCATTTTGAACGTGCGTGTAAGTGCAGGAGATTGGTCGAGCGTTTGCGAAATTGTTTTTACTATATCGGCAAACTCCAGCGCTGGAAGTTTCATCACATCGGCAACTTCTATGTTACAGAATATCGCAACCATCTGAATGCAAATGTACGTTTCATCATCCGCATTGTCGGCTACGACTTTTTGGTAACGCTTGTACTGCGATAGGGTTATTTCTTTTAAATCTGTTGGAATTACTACTCTCATATTAATAAGACTAAAAATTGTCGTTTTGTTTATGTAATTATTACTTTTCGTGTAGGTTTAATTGCAAGTTGCATCATCGCGAAGTATCGAAGCGCATCAATAGCGTGATTCATCGAGTCAATCGGCTTGTTAAGTTTCTTGCCAGTCTTATCAACATCCCAACTATACGCTCTCAATTCTTTGATTAGGTTCACGCTTGACTTTGTGATTAACATTTGCCTTTGTTGCAGTACCGAAATCCCAAAATTAATTGAATCAGCACCCTTTACAACCGCTTTAATATTATATCCTGCTCGCCTTATTTCCTCGATGCTTTTCGGCTCTGCACTATCGGCCCAAATTGGCAGGCGTTTATCGTGGCTCATTAAGTTTATTATATCGGAGTTGAGTAGTGAGGTCGAATATATTACCTCGTTGCAAATTATTTTACCATCGTATTCGTGAACCTCGATTAGTGCGCTCGGATCGTTGCTATATCCAAAATCTAACCCGTAACCGATTAACTTTGCCTCTGTGGGTATTGTATCTATTAACTCGTAATTTTCGAATATAACGCCCTCCAGCGTTCCGAGTTGCCCTAATCCGTAAACGTTCCACCAGTTTTCCCAATATGCGGAAGTCTTGGCTTTCTCTTGCGCCTTTTCAATCTCTTTTACGATTGCTGGATCAAGTGCCTCGTTATCTTTGTACGTTAGAATTATGAAGTCTGAATTGCTATCGTTGATTAAATCGGTATGTACCCAAAATTCATTTGTCGGGTTGTAGTCTAAATAGATGAATTTCTTGGTTCGGATCGATAACTGCTGGTAACTTTCAAAAGTAATGTTATTGCACTCGTTTATAAAAAGTACATCACGCCTCGCTCCTCTTAATTTGTCTGGTTGATCTGCGCTAAAAAATTCGATATAGCTTCCGTTTGTAAATTTGTATGTTAGGTTTGATTTATTAAAATTGTTTGAATTGAAATTATCAGTCCACTGCATTATTTTTAAAAAGTCTTTTAAGGCTCCACGTTTGAGATGTGGTATTGATTCAGCAACTACACTTATCTCGGAGTTGGGCGTGTCCATCGCATACTGTATCAAAAGCGGAAGGATTGTAAAGGTTTTCGAACTACTTGTCCCGCCCTGCACAATCCTTACTCGTTTCCTTAATTTTCTTATTTTACTCTGCGCTGTCGTCTGTAATAACATCGAGGTCTATTTGTTTGAAGATAGGTTTTTCCGTTTCCTCTGTTACTTGGTGATTCATTGATAGCTTTCGTAACTCTTCAGGCGTTGCAATCAGTTTCATCAAAGCCATCTGTAATGCTGGAGCGTTGCTAGTGTACCATTTAGATCGCATCGAAACTTTTAGCGTTACTCGGTTCGTTTCTAGTAGTCCTTTTAGCTCGTTCGTTTCGTTCGAGTCGGGTGTAAAATATTCGTAAAATGTAGTTTTTGAAATTGGCAAAAAAGCAACTATGTCCTCAACAAAAAACAATTTATGTTTGACAATTACTTCCTTTGCCTGCTCAAATATTTTATTCCTGTCGTATGCCATCGTAATTAAAATTATATCCTTTTGCGCTTTTCTGTTTGCCTTTGCAACATCTTAAAATCAAATCCCTTTTTATGTTTAATTTTTTTGATGCATCGGTTACTGATAAAAATGTATTTATATTTTTACCCTCTGCTGATTGTATTACTTTCATATTTAACTCCGTTTCTTTTAATTTCAAGTGATGGGTCTAGTTTAATCATTCGGTCAATTATAACCTGACAATACTTCGGGTCATATTCTATAACGTATGCTTTTCGTTTTAATTGCTGACAAGCCACCATAGTAGTTCCAGAACCTGCAAAAGCATCAATAACAATATCTCCTTGCTTTGATGAATTTTCTATTTGATAAGAAAATAAACCGATTGGCTTCATTGTAGGATGATCTCCATTTCTTTGTGGTTTATCCCATTCAATAACAGTTGTTTGCTTTCGGTCTGAGTACCATTTATGGCTATCTCCTTTTAACCAACCATATAGACAAGGTTCGTGCTTCCATTGGTAGTCTTGTCTTCCCATTACCATTGTGTTTTTAACCCAAATTAACTGTTGTTTTAAAAGCCAACCAGCATCTACCATCGCTTTTCCAAAGTTTATAACTTCTAATGAAGCGTGCCAAACATAAATTGCTCCGCCTTTTTTTACTGCAGTAGTGAGAGCAGTATAGAAGTCGTAAAGAAACTTATAAAAATCATCGTTACCCATTGAGTCGTTTTCAATAGTAAGAGCGTCTTTTGTTTTACCCTCGTAAGCAACGTTATATGGCGGGTCTGTTACAACCATATCTGCAAGTTGACCATTCATTAGCTTTTCAAAAGTATCGGTCTGTGTGCTATCCCCACAAAGCAATCGATGATCTCCAATCTCAAATAAATCTCCTAAAACAATATCTGTTTCAATTCCACCTTCGGGAACTTCAAAATCATCCTCTTCGGCTTCAAGTACTTCTGTATTAAAATCAATCGGCAAATCTAATCCCCACGCTTCTAACTGCTCAACATCCCATTCATTCGCTAATACGTCCCAATCCCATTCTCCACCACTTGTATTGTCTTTAATTAAAAACTCCCTTTGCTGCTCCTCTGTTAAGTCTGTTATGATAATAGGTATTTCTTTAAGTCCAGCTTCTTTGCAGGCTTTGTAGCGCATATTGCCTCCGAGAATAATCATATCTTGATTAACTACTATTGGGCGGATGTTTAACATCTCCGGGAAGTCTTTAATTGACTGAACTAACTTTGTAAACTTATCATCTTTGATAAGTCTTGGGTTGTTCGGGTTTACTTTAACCTCTGAAATTTTCCTAATTTCCATCGTTAAATAATTTATTCAAATCCTTTACCATTATAGCCATAACCTTTTCGCTTTTGGTGTTGGTGTTATCCAAGCCAAAGTATTTTAAGTATAGTGCTGGGATGTTAGGACTATCACTATTAAACGCCTTGCAGTCCTTACAATCGATTTTACAAATAGGCTTCTTGTGAGTCCATTTATCCATTGTAAACTGTCTGTCTTCACATTTGGCGCATTGCTTAATTCCAACTGCCTCTGTAATTTCTTTTACTATTGTTCCAAGTTTTGGTTTTTTACTTGCCATATTAATTTTTCTTTTACCATTTTGTTAATTCTGTGAACTGTTTGGATGTGTATACCTGTTTGCCTTGAAAATGGTCGTTGCCCCTCTAAAGTTGAGCAAACAAACATCGTTTTTTCGTACCAAGTTAACCGCTTTGTTAGTTCGTCAAACTCCGGGAGCGTTATGTATTCATCATCAATAATCTCAAACCTTGTAAAGTCATCGATTAGTATTTCTTTTGTCTTTAAACTATCGTAAAACAAGTTTCGTAAGATGGTGTAAATGTACGAATTATTTATATTTTTGAACGTGTGCGCTTTTAAATACATCTCCTGCACAATATCGTCAGCAAGGTCTTTGTCTTTCGTAATCTTGAAAGCCATCAATCGCCAGTCGCTGTCTCGTTGTGCAAGTTGTTCAATCACATTAATAACATATTTTTTCTCCTGCTCTTAAAATACCTTGTTTTGTAAAGTTTTTTTGTACTCCGGTGCAATCGTTTTCCATCACTCCAGATGTAAAAACTTCTCCACTTGGCAAATTATAAGTTGTGCCTTGTAAAATTGTCGAACATCTGCAATCGGCTTCCTCTTGCGGAGTTGTGCTTGTTTCATCTGCAGAGCAGGAAAATAAGGCTATTGCTAATATAAATAAAATTCGTTTCATCATTCAAATGTATTAATTATTTTCTAATGTTTTACTTTTTATTCTTACTCGC